TTGCAACACTAGCATTGCATCACCAACCCCGCTGGAACCGAGTCGCAGTTGCGTCACCGCTCCTGATATGTTTGCGCCCACACGATCAACGCCCCCTGCTGCAACGGTCAGTTTTTCTGCGGGCGAACTCGTCCCAATCCCCACCCGATCATTCGCCGCATCCACCACCAGCGTATCGCTGTCAATGTTCAGCCCGTTGGGCGTCGTCACAGCCGTGCCCGTAATGGTCAGCGTGTCGCCTGATGCGTTACCGAGAGTTGTATTCCCGTTGACGGTCAGGTTGTTGACGGTTACGTCGCCCCCGGTATTCGCAACCTTCACGAAGTCCGAGCCGTTCCAGGCACAAACTGCCCGCTCGCCGTTGGCAATCGAAACCCCGGTCGTGGGGCCTGCGCCCCTGAGCGTCACCGCAAAGCCGCCCGTCGTGGCGTTGATGACCACATACGTCTTGCTCGCAGCAGGGACCGTGATGTTCCGTGCCGCTGCCCGGGAACCCGTGCAATTCAGGATGGCGTACTGCGACGAAGTCGCGCCAAGCGCCATGCCCGTGGTTTTCGTCAGCGTGACATCTGCGTCAGTCGTGAGCGTCTGCGCCCCGGCAATAGCAGAATCAAGGTACTGGGTAATGTAGTCATTGACCGTACTGCCCCACGTACCACTTAATTCCCCCGTAGCGGGAAGTGCAAGACCCAGGCTATTGGTATACGAGGTAGGCATTATGCAATCCTAATCACAGCCGTCGTGGCCGTTGAAACCGGGAACGTGATCGTGAAGTTTGTACCGTTGCCCGTCTTGTCTGAGCCGAAGTCCAGCACCGCAACCGAGCGGTTGGCTTTGGACGAGTTGTAGATCAGCGCGCCCCGGGCGACAATGTTGGGCGTGGGGAACACCGCGTTACTGAACGTTACGCACGCCGTGCGGCCATCCAGCGTGATCGCAGCCCCAGTGAGCGTGATGCCCCCTGCCACGTAGCCCGTACCGGACGCCTCGCCCGTCGCCGTGTAAACCGTCGTGGTGGGGCCCAGATCCGCCAAGCCTGTGTAGAGCGCGATCTTGATCGTGTCCGTGAGCAGGTCGTGAACCCCCTTGGGGAGTTCTTCCTTGAACGAGGAGGTGAGACCTTGGAGGAGCGGCATCAGACCACCTGCATCTTAGGCTGACCGTTGCGGTATCCGTCCTGGCGGTTCTTCCCATCGAAGAGCATCTTGACCAGCACCAGCGACTCTTGGAACTGCTTCTCGTACATCGCCACGATGTCAGGCTCTTGCTTCATGAACCGCGCCGCCTCGACCATCACGCCGTTGAAGAGGACAGACTCGAAGTTATCACCCAGCCACGAGGTGCCAGTGAGCGACGTCGTGATGCTCTCCGGATAGGCGTTGTAGGCCACCTGAAGATTCAGGGTAGCGCCGGGAGTCGGAGCCAGTTGCAAAGTTTGCACCAGCGGGTTGCCTTGCGTGCCGTAGAGCGCGTAGTACCGAGGCGTGCCGGTATCGGTCGGGTCCGGGTAGGCAGAGCGCAGGAAGTTCACATCCTTGTTCAGCAGGTATTCCCAGTCTCCCGTAGCCAGCACCACTGCGACGCTGAAGGCGGAGAGGAAGTCGGCAGGTAGGTTTACCGTGCTGGTCCCGATGACAAGCGGAATGACCGAGTTCTTCCGAGTGATGGGCGCTTGGGTGGCGTTGAAGATTTTCTGCTCGGCAAGCACCGTCATCGTGGCGAAGTCAACCGCACCGAAGGTGTTTTCGGTGTAGTCCTCGACCGCAGCTTTAAGCTGCGTATAACTAAGCGCCACGATTTACATCCTTACGCCATTGGTCCGCGAGCCATCACGCCCTTCGTCGCCGCGCCAGTACCACGGATCTTGATGCCCGAAGTCTTGGGCGCCGGGTAGTCCTTGACACGCGCATCGCCAACGGCGACGTTCAAATGGTCCACGCCCTTGGGCGTCGTGACCGCAGGGGTGGGAACAGGTTTGGCCTTCATCACGGTGCCACCTTCTGGTTCATGACCTTCGCCATGCCGCGCCCGTACTTGAGCATGTCGGCGTCGGTCTTGCCGCCCTTCTTGAACCCGACCGCTTTCGGGCCGTGGGCCTTGCTCGCCGGGAGCTTGGCGTGCTCCTTGAGGGTCATAGGCTTCTTCATCATCACTCCTTCGGTCAACTGACCGTTACTGTACCCGTTTCGCCCAGCGCCACCAAGTAGTTAGGCGTCAGAACGGCATCGAAACTGCTGGCACCCCCAACCGGAGCCCAGCCCCACTGGAAAACCAGCATCCCCTCGCCGGGGAAGCCGTCTTGGAGAATTCCTGTACCTTGCGTCGGGTCAACTTGAAGACCTGTCGTACCGGAGGCGTACCACGTATTTGTATCTGGTCTAGGATCGCGGATAGCTTGTGGGTCGCTAATTGGCGTCATCCCTAACAACAGTTGTGGTTGATCAGGCGTCCAACAGGCCTTGCAAGCCTTGATTTGCGTCTGTCTAGTTTTAACTACTAGGTTTTTTAATTCCTTTAGATTAAACCGGAACCCACAAACATCACAAAAACCAAACGCTTTAGCGCCGTTTGCAAATCGATTAGCCATTTAGCCACCAATGAACATCTGACGTGGGACGAAACGGACTGCGCTTTTGTCTCTGTCCTCGGTACTGGCGAGATCCCACGCCTCGTCATACTGCGCTTTGAGTACCTGCATCCTGTCCGCCGCACCGGGGATCTTCATGGACAGGTAATAGGCAAGGCCTGCAACGAGGGCGTTGAGGAAACGGAACGGGATGTCCTGCGTATACGTACCGCCAGCACCAGCATCTTGAATCCTACGCAGTCGCCAGTAGACGAACTGGTACACACCTGTTTGGTCAGGCGTCGGCCACACCGTGATCTGCGGGATGGGCGCTTGACGGTTAACCCAGACCTGAATTGGTCGGGCTTGCTGGAGCTTGTTGGGGATCGAGGAGTACGTCGAGACTGAAATTCGGGTAATGGTCAGGTCAACCTGCGTGCTGACATTCCCAGCCCCCGTGCGGATCACGTGCTCGATGAGGTCTACCGTGTCTGCCGGTAGTGGATAGGTATTGACGCCTTGAGTTAGGTTGATAGTGCCGCTGTCGATAGTCCATAAATTCACCCCTCTATTTGCCCAGTCGGCAAAGAGGAGGTTAAGACTGCGTCGAGTGGTACGCAAAGAATAGCCATCCCGCAATTCCGCGCCGCACCGCTCCCATGCCTCTTCCGCAATTTCGTTAAGATCTAGGTCGAAATTAGCGGTACCGGAGGTAGTCATTTACTTGCTCTTTCCCGAAGGACTCACAGGCCACGACTGGCGTGCAGGACCGGTCTTCTTCTCCACCATCGCCTTGCGCTGCGTGGAACTCAGCTTCTTGGCTGCTTTGGCTGGGCGGCATGCGGGGTAAGCACGTGAGGTCTTCTCAGAACCCGAGCGCCCGCAGGCTTCCCCGGTCTTCACATCGACCCATTTTTCCTGAAACCACCGGCCGAGTCCTGCTTTAGCCACAGTTACCCACGCTTCTTCACTCGGTTGTCTGAGCCCGACCAAGACCCGCCGCGCTTCTTGTACTCCTTTGCAGCCCAGGCATTCGCATAGGCGCTCGGGTAGACATCGAACTTGGACTTGGCTTCGGCCTTGACTTTGGACCAGAGGGACGAGTTGTCGGCTTTAGCCTCCCCGCCCTTCGCATACAGCTTGGTGGGCTCCGTCCCGTCCTTGCGGACGATGGACTTGGGCATCTTCTTGGGGTTGATAGCCCCCATCCCACGCGATTGGCGCATCGCTACACCATCTTGCCCTTGGTATGGCCCTTGGTCACGCAGCCATCACCGCGAGTCACGCCACCCTTAGCGTAGGCCTTGCCGCCCTTGCGCATGCCTTTGGCCTCGGCCATCTCTTCGCGCACCATCTTCTTGGGCATACCGGCCTTCTTCATGGCCGCAGCGTGACGCATTTCCATCTTGGCATCTTTCATTTCAGGCTCCTTGACGGCACCGCCGTCGTTATGGGCTTTCGGCCCGACAAATTTTTCGGCAACAGCCTTACTAATCCCTACCTTCTTGGCGAAGGCCGGGTTGTGCCTGACGGCTTCCATCAGGCGTTTTTGTTTGTCTGACTTGACCGGCACGGGAGTGTGTGGTTGGAGTTATTCCGCCTGCGCCCTGCGCTCGCGCAGAGTGTCCAGCTTAAGAGAAAGGGCGTCAAGTCGCTTGAGTAACTCGTTCATGTCCTGGCGGAACTCTGCCCGAGTGATATGGTCACGAGCCACCTCTTCGCGGGTGCGGTTCAACAACACCCCTAACCGATTCAGTTCCGCGAACTTTTCCTTCAGGATAAAGCCAAGCATAGCTACGACGCCGGTCAGAACGATGTTCCAAAGGGTTGCAATTTCCATAACACCAAACCCCTACCATTTCACCTTATCAGCCCAGTAGGCTGCGGACATTTTGCCTTTAGCGATGTTCGCGCTGTGACGCGCTTTGAATGAGGCACGCTTTTTGGTCATGCGCTCGGATTCGCCAGCTTTTGGTTTACCTGCGGTCTCGGCACCTTGCTCACCGAAGCGGATGATCTTCTCTTTCCCACCAGCACAGGCTTTGACCACGTGGGACTTTTTAGGGTGCCCAGGCGTGGCGCGGGGTGAGTTGCAGGCCATCTCCGCCTTGCGGACAGGGGTCTTAGCCATTATCGGGCTCCGGTGCGGGTTGCACGACTTGGAGGTTGAGCCTACCCAACGCCGCCCACGGATCTTCAGCCGTGACGTCGGAAGTGGCGAACAGATCCTCGATCTGCTCCAGGGTAATCTCAAGCCCCGCTTGCTCGCACATGGCAAGGACTGCGAAACTGTCGCCCGGTTGGTAGTCGGTCTGCACCCACTCAGGCGGGTCGCCTTGGAGTTCCCACGTTGCGAACGGCACCAGAGCCGCGAAGCCCTCACCGATGTAGCCCGTGCTGATGTAGTGCGTGGCAGGCTCGGTGCCTGTGGGGCTGAGAGGCGTCTCCCACATGCCTTGACTGTGCGCTGGGTCCAGCGTGGCCGCGATGGTGCGGGCTAGTTCGACGTCGGCGGATTCGACGATGAGGGTTCTGAAAACGTCGCTCATAGTTGCACCCCAGTCTTACCGGCTACCCATTGTTCTGTAGCAGCGATCTGACCGGCTGTCGTAGACGCTCCGCGCCCGATCAACGAGTAAAGTTCTCCGTTGAAGTACAGGCTCGTCTGGTTGCGTGCGCCGATGAACAGCGGGTAGTTGCCGTAGTTGCCGGTGCCTTGGTCGGTGCTGCTGGTCGCAGCTTGGGTGCCGTTAATTCTCAGCGTGCAAACGTCGCCGGAGATGTCTCCAATGCCAGTTAATACTCCGGTTATTGGCGCGGCAAATCCGCTTGCCAAACGAGCCCGAGCGTTAGCCGTTCCCCTACTTGAAAACTGTGCGTCAGCCGGCGCCAACGGACTTTGAGACAGATAAAACGTCCCGTTATTTGAATCTCCGTCTGCGCTAAGCTCGGCAAACATTTGGTTTGCCGCATCACTCAACTTCCGCACCCCAGCAAAAACGGTCATCTTGTCGGTGCTGGAGAAGTCGATATTGTTCGTCGTCAGGGCATCATCGAACGCGTCAAAGACGATTCTCGGGGTAAACCCCACCACATCGTAGTCCGTCGCTGCGGCGATGCGCTGGTACGTCGGGCCGATCAGGCCGGTGGCTTGGCTGGCGGGGCGTAGGTCGGCGCCCCAAACGAAGATGCCGCTGGTGCCGTCGCCGGTGTAGGTGTGCGAGTTGTCTGCATTTGCGATGCCAACGTCAAGATTTGCATTTACAGCAATTGCAGCGGCGTTCACCACGCACCGATACCAGCCATTACCAACAGAACTGATTGACGCAGTCAACCCGGCGGATACTGTACCAATAGTTCCGTTTAATAGATTAAACCAAGCCTGTTTGTTTCCAACAGTGTCTGCAAAATTCAAATACGCCCACGTTCTTTGTGCGGCTTTTATGTAGCAAGAAAATGTATATGAAATACCGGACAGCAAATAAAATTGATATGTCCTATGTTTACTTAGAGACGTATTTTCTTGAATGTAGTCCGCAGTGTTTCCACCTAGCGGGTCTAATGTAGAAGGCGTATTCGCAACGGAGCCAGATCCAAAAGCGTTTAGACCGTCTTTTGTCCAAGCGCCATTATCAAACTGCTCACTAAACGTCAGCAGGTTATACCTCGCCCGCAGCACCGGGCGCTTGGTGGAGGAGGTTTGGAAGGCGTGGTTGCCGGGGAGTTCGCGGACGGAGATGTCGTAGTACGCTGTTACTCCAGTCGCAGCGTTTGACGAACCCATTGAAATGTAGTGAGTCGTTGATGTTGCGACAAAGTAGAAAGACAACCTTACGAACGTAGCGGAACTGGTATTTAGAAAGTTTGGAGTGCCGGAACCATCGGACTGCACTATTCCGATGAAACCATTGTTTGAACCAGAAACCACGCGCCCAAACGCGGACACTTGATACGTTTTTCCGACGACACAAGTGATGGCTTGAATCTGCCGCCCAAAGTTGGCTGTCGCCGTGACTTGGAAAACTCCAGACACGGACGCCATCGTTGATGCAAATGACGAAGCGGAGGCCCACCCAGTCGTATCTGTCCCGGCGCCATTCGTAACCAGCTCACTCCCCAGCACCAACCCCTTAGACTTATCCAGCATTAATCCTACGGCTTGCTCCACCGCCGTCACGGGCGTGGTGCCTGCGGAGTCGGTATACATCACCGGCTGGGGTTGGTACTGAAGGAAGCTGATCTCAGGCGTGACGATCTGCTGGTAGGTGCTGGCGGTGGAGCCGAGTTCTAGTTGGGCGCCTGTCAAGTAAACGCCAGATGTCCCGTCACCAGAATAAACGGCGGCTCCGTCACCCGTTGCCAAAAACACTCGAATACGGGCGGCGTTTCCAACAGAAGTCCAACTGATTTGGCATCGATACCAACCGCTACCAGCAGACGTTATTGCTGCCGTTGGAGATCCAGTTCCAGATACGGTTCCGACTGTGCCGTTGGCAAGATCAAAATATGCGCCAGCGGTAACTCCTTGGCCTTCTTGAAGCTGAATCCATGATCTTTCTGCGGCGCGGGCGTAAATTGTCGTTGTATAACGACTGCCGGCTGTAACAACTGTGTCTGCCGCAGACAAGAATAAATGCGTGTTGGAAGCGGTGGAATCTTCTGTAATTTTAACGAGTGTTGATATACCGCTCGGAGGAACAACCGCAGTAGATGCGGCTGTTGTTGCTCGAACAGATGTGTACGCAGCGTTCGTTAGCTGCTCCGTGTAAGTGAGCAAATTCCGCCGCCACGCCAGCGGGATGTCGGTGGGGTCGTAGAAAAACCCCTGCTCTCCGTTCGAGAAAAGGGATTGGGGATTAAACCCCCCGGACTGGGTCTGCCAAGACGGAAGGCCGAAGCCGAAACCGAAGGACACACTGACCCCCTAAACAGCCAACGCCACAACACCGTGCGAAGTACGCAACGGAGCCATTAGAAGATCCGCACCATATTGATCGCGTTCGTCGTCGTGGCGAATACACGGATCACCTGAACAGGCAGGATGGCTCCCGGCTGCACGTTGTTGAACGTGATATCAGTGCCCTGCGCCGTCGTCACGCGCACAATCCCGCCGCTACCGCAGAACAGCACCGAGGGATGGAACGTCACGCTATCGCTGGTCGTGACAGAAGCCGCGTCACCCGGAAACATCGGGAACGTCGGAGAGAAATTTGTTCTCGACATGCGAGGCTCCTACCCCGCCCCGAAGGGCGGGGCGGTCAGGGCTTAGTAGGTGCTTGGAGCAGGAACCTGAGCGCCCGAGTCCGTACGCTGCTGGTAGATCACCGTGATGGCGATCTGGCCCGAAGTCGGGTTACCCGTCGTGGCCGTGAACGTGGCTTGCACTGGCACATCCACCGTGCCAATGTTGTCCAGCGCAGCCACCTTGCCCGAGATCGCCGTGTCCACCGTAGCCTGAGTTACACGGGCTACCGAAGTGCCGGTGTTGAACGAAGCCGCGTAAGCGTCAGCCGTCGTGGCGTTACCGATCTGCACACCCACTTGGGACACCGAGTTGCCCGTGATGGCAACCAGCACTTCGGGGATGAAGTTCAGGATCTTGGACCCAGCAGGCAGGACGAAGAGCGTCTGCGCCGCGGCGCCGGAAGTCAGGGCCACGCCCGAGACGTTGACGTAAGCCGTGCGCGAGAGCGTCACGAGGCCCGTGTTGTCCACGGGGTAGCGCGAAGTGCCGGTACGGAGCGGCCCCGACATCGTGGAAAAGCCCATTTTGTATTCCTCAGTTGCGCCCGTCGTCTTGAGGAGAAGTCTGCCGAGTCAGTCGGCGGGCTGGGTTGATTTCTCGGATGGGCCGTTGTATCACACCAAGCCCGTTTACGCAAGTCCCGCCTTGCGACAAGCCACACACGCGCCTCTGGTGAAACGCGGGCTGATATGTCCGTGGGTACACGGTTGACCGGTGAAGTAATGTTTTTCTCCCTTGTCCTTTGCCTCCTGACGCGTGCGGGGCAGGTGCTTGAACTCTTCCGGGATCTCAACGGGCGCTGGCGGCTCTATGGGCGCGTCTGCGTAGCAGAACAGCCATCCGGTCAGTTTCCCCTTGGCAAGCGGCTTCTGGGTCTTCATGACCCGTACAAGCATCTGATACGGCACGCCGAGCTCCTCACCAGCAAGCGCAGTCCCGGGAAAGTCTCGACGGGTACCGTCAGGCAGGATGGCGTAGACCGGGCGGCGCATCTTTTCCTTGGACTCTTCGGTGTGGCTCTTGCCGAGGAAGTTCTTGTTCCCCCTGACCCGCTGGCGGATGGCTTCTTTTTCTGCTTCAGAAAGTGTCCGCCCCGGCCGTCCAATTTGCGCTTGGCTAATCTTCCTACGCGTCTCTTCGCTACGTGTTTTGCCCAGCCAAAAAGGCTGTGGGTTAGCTAATTTGGATTGGCGAATACGCTCTTTTGTCTCATCCGAATGCGTTTTACCAAGTCTGGGATGATTGTTAGGGTCTTCGGCGTAGAAGGCTTTGAGCGTTGCAGATATAGCTTCTTTTTGCTCTTCTTTAATTGGAACCTGGTACTTTGGGTTGCTTGCACCAAACCGACCACGCATGGGTGCGTCAGGAGAACTGCCTGCGTTATAGCAGTACGGTTTACCAAAATGCTCAGTAAGCCAGCGCGCTTCTGCGTCCCAAAGTTTAGTCGCGTCCTCGATGACTTCTTGAATTTCAAATCTGAAGCAGGCTTCACCGTACTTATTCCACGAAGCCTGAAGGTGCTTACAGTGATGGCGGTTATTTTGTAGAAGTTTTACGTGATTGCGAAAGCGTTCGCGGGCATCAATCGTACTTCCAACGTAGAACTTGTCGTTGACCGTGTTGCGGATTTTGTAAATGACCGGCTGCTTCAAGGAATTCTCCGATACAAACGCTAAGAACTTTAATGTTAAGCTCGGCGCACGGAGGTGTCAAGCAAAAATAAAAAAGCCCGCCGAAGCGGGCTCTGATGCTGAATTCCTGTAGCCTATTAGGCCCCTGGAGATCCAAACATACCGAGGGGATCAGAACACCCAAACGAGTACCTTTCACGCGCCTTATAGCGGTTATTGCCCGTGTCAAAATCTGCGTCCATTGACGTAGACAAAGGTACACGAACAAAGTGCTTCAGGCCGTTCGGAACGTCCGTACGAAGGAACCAGGCATTAGTGTCCCCGAGAAAATGGTTTACGGTATACCCTTCCGGGATCGAACCGTTGTTCTTCAGCGCGTTGATGTCGTTGTCGGTCGTACCAACACGGAGGCTGGTTTCCAACAGGCGGGTAGCCACGAACATCAGGGCCGGGGGCACGATCAGCTTGCGGGGCTTGGCTGCAATCAGCAGGCCACGCTCGTCCGTCCAACCAGCGATCTGAATGACGGCGGCTTCCAGGGAAGTCTCGTTCAGGTCAGCGCCAGTCGTGGGACGGTTGCTGTTGGTGCCGCCCGAGACCAGCGGGTGAGCGGTCGAGAACAGAGGCTGACCATCGCCGTACGTGACAGCGCTGGAGAAGCCGTTGTTCAGGATCGCAGCCGCCTTGACCTGCTTGGTGTAGGCCATCGCACGGGCCAGGGCCTTGGTGTAACGGGCCGAGAGGCTGTCGTACAGGTTGTCTTCCATCGCCTCTTCGGTGATAGAGAAACCCATAGCGATGGTCTCGTGGTTGTAACGAGCCGTCCAGGCTTCCTGGGCGTTGTCGTAGCGGATCGCAGAACCTTCGTTCTTGACCGGCGCGGCGCTGAAACCGGAGAGCTTGGTCTCCTCTTCAAACGAACGTTCGGAGGTCTCCGTTTCGTAGATCTCCTTGTGCTCTTCGCCGTAGCGCTTGTACTCCATACCGAACAGTGCGTTCAGGCCCGGAAGGAGTTCCTTGAGTAGTTGGGCACGAGAAATTGCCATTTTAAGTTACTCCTTATTAGGCGATGTTGTAACGATGAACACCAAAGTTCACCTTTACAAGGACTTCCGGCGTGACAACAATCGCCACCGAACCAGCAACAGCCGTGGTAGCAGCCGTCACAGTCAGGGTCGTGTTGCCGCTGGTGGTCACCGTAGACGCAGCCGTCAGGAACGAGCCGGTGTACTGGAGGCCATCGCCAATCGAGTTGAACACTTCCGTGCCAATCGGGAGGAACGTGCCAACCGGCAAGCCACTCACAACCAGCGAAGTCGTGCCCGTACCCGAGACGTAGGTGGCACCGAACGAGGACTGCGTGTCAGGCACAAGACCCAGCACGCGGAAGCCCGCCGTCGTAGCACCAGCCGCCGTGGCCGCGATCACGCCGTTACGCGAGTTACCCGTCGAGGTCAGACCCACCACGCTGGAGTTACCCACCATGTTGGAGCCGACGTTGATGGAGTTCGCAGACGAGATCACCAGCGAACCTGCGCTCGCCGTCACAGCCGTCTTCAGCACCACATCCGGATCGTCCGCGACATAAGCGACTGCATCACCGGTCAGCGTCGAGGCGGGCCAGTACTGCGAGAAGCGCTTCTGCTTGGTCACCGGGTCGGTGTACGAGCAGCCGAGGAAGAAACCAACAATGGTGTTGGTCGAGTTGACCGGCAGCGACGGCAGCACAATCGAGCCGTTCGTCAGCGTAACCGGGTCGCCAAAGAAAATGCTGGTGTTGTACGCATAGTTAATGCGGTACATACGGGTGGAACCCGCAAACACCTGCCCACCGATCAGATTGACCGGCTGATACCCGTAAGGGGCGTCTACCGTTGGGTAAGCCATTTGTTACTCCGAAGTTGAACCGCGTCCGAACTTCACCTGGGATTGACGCTCACGGAAGAGCGGCATCCGGGGGTCATTCTCGCGCATGAATGAATTGTCCACCGATTCCATCTGGCCTTCGGCCTGACGGCGGTAGAACTCGTTGCGTTGGTCCGCAAATTCTTGAGGAATCTTGCACAGCATCAGACCACCAACTTGGATGGTATCTGCGAACCGACCCTTGATCTCAGAGCCAAAGACTTGCACTTCCGGGTGATCCGAAGCCTTGACAGGCTCGTACCCTTCGCGCAGCTTGGACGAGATGTTGCTCGGGTCGTCAGTGCCAAGCGTGCTGAGACGAATCCACCGATACACGTAGCCCGGCTCCGGATTCGGATCGGGCAGCAGCGACGGGGGCATCCACTTCTTCGGCCTTTCGGCCTTGGCGCGAGAGTCGAACTCACGGGGGACACGGGTATTCTCAGCCATTTGACTTCCTCATTTCTTCTGCCACGGAGCGGGCGTAGACTTCCAGGGGAACCCCAAGCCGCTTGGCAAGGTTCACTTGAGATTGCGTCAGCACGATTTTCTTGGGCGCTGTGCTGCGAGTTGCGGGGGCGACCACCGTTGACTTCTTGGCAGGTTTCTCAGAGGGGAACGCATCTGGGAACATCTGTCGCATTTCCGAGTTGATTTGCTCGTAATACTCGTCGCTGGAGGGGCTTACACCTTTCTCAACAAGCTCGTTGTGGACCTCAAGGGCTACCGCAGTCATCCGACGATTTGACCCAAACCACGGATTGGCTTTCTGCCACGCAAGTGCTTGGGGGTCGGCCTGCGGTGCCGCTGGAGCGGGTTGTACCACAGGTTCTTCGGGTTTTGCAACAGGCGGTTTGAAGTTATTCACCCGCTCGGCTTTGATCTTGGCAGCGGTGAGCTTTTCCTGGGCGGCGATGAACGCCTCAGTATCACCCGCCTCGTGCGCGGCTTTGAGTTCGCGCTTGGCCTCTTCGACCTCGCTGGCGACGACTTTCTTGGCCTGCTCAAGGAGTGCTTCCTGTCCCTTACCCAGACTGCCTTGGAGTTTCTTGTTCTCCTCGATCAAAGACTGAGTAAGGCGTAGGGCTTCTTCGCGCTCACGGATGGCCGCTTCTTTGGCACGGCGCTCCTCGTGATATCCCTTGGAGAAGTGCTGGATGCGCTTCTTGACGCTTTCGGAATACTGCGCCAGTTCGTCATCCGTCACCTCCGCAGGAGGCTCCTTCATCGGCGGACGGCCACGGTCCTCCGGAGGCGTATCGTCTACGACTTCGATCTCGGGCTTGTCTTCGCCCTCGACCTCAAACTCGACCTTGTCATCGACGGACTTTTCCTTTTCAGCCTCGTCAGGGAACTTGAATGTATCAGCCATTGTTACTCCTTAAACCCTCTTAATCCCACGCGGATCCTGCACGACTGCCTCAACGCTATCATCATTGATGATACGGAATTCCTGCCCGTGGATCTTCATTCGCGTACCCGTATTGGGGCGGACCAACACGAAGTCACCCACCTTGCAGGACGGACCAGAGGGAAACCGCAGGGGATCGCGGTAAGCGTCGGGGCCCATCTTCATGACGAACAGCACCGGGGAGAGAAGCTCCTCGTAGTTCATCGTCTGACCGGCCTTCACCAGCCCGCTTTCGTACTCCTCTTCCGCACGCGGCACAGCGCACAGGAGGTGGTAAGTCACAGGATCTGGCACCTGTCGGGCCTTCTCTGCATCCGTTGCCGGAAGTTCAGACACGCCACTGTCCGTGGCAATAAGTAGATCGCTCATCAACTTTCCTTCGCAGGGGGTGGAATGGGGCACCCCCGAAACCCCTTCGTCAATCTTCTTCGGAGAGCTTCTGCTGCAAGTCAACGATGTGGTTGAAGGCAAAAGACAGTCCCCGAATTTCTCCGCACAGGTTTCGGTATTCGTCAAAGTCCTTTGCCGCACCTGACACAACTGTTTGCGCAAGAACATCGCGGCGCTCTTCGATCTCTTTCAAGACCCGATCAAATATCGTTGCCATCGGTCATTCCTTGGGTTGGGCCTGTGCTTGCTTCGCCGCTCGGGCTTCCGCCTGCTGACGCAGCTTCATGCGGTGCGTCTGTTCCTTCTGGGTCATGTCCTGACGGGCGCGTGCTTGTTTGATTGCGAGATCCTGCTGCGCCCTGGCGAGACCGATCCGGGGGTCTTCCCCCTGCTTCCTCTGCGCTTCCAACGCGAGGCGTGCCTGCTCGATCTGCAACTTGCCCTGCGCGATCTGGAAGTCCCTCACGCTGTCCGCTTCCTTGCGTTTCAACTCCTCGGCCTTGAGTTGCAACTCCGCCTGAGCCATCTGAAGCTCGGGGTTTTGCGCCTGCTGTTGAGCCTGCTGCTGGGCGAACATGGCTTGGTTCTGCACCATCGTGCGCTGGGCAGCGGCGGCAATCAGCGGGGCCAGGGCCTTCTCATCTTCCGGTGCGATGGGAGCGTTGTTCTCCTCGTCGAGGGCCGGGAGCGGCACGCCAAGCTGCATCTCCACCTGGGCCCGGTAAGCGAACGCTGCGTGCTCTGCCATGTGCGCCATGAGCGCAGCCATCATCTGCTGAGCCATCGGGTTCTGCCCCAGCGTCGCAGCGATGTTGGGGTCCTGCATGAACGCTTGGTGCGTCATCATGTGGGCTTGGTGGTCCTGATAGGCAAACGCCTTGATCGGCTGCATGCGCAGCACCGCCATGTTCTCCGTCACCGGGTCGCGGGGCTTCTGGTCGTCCTCCACGGGCACGAGCTTGTCGGCGTTCTTGATCCCCAGCACCTCCAGCATCTGACGATGCAGTTGCGGCAGGTCGTAGATCTGCGGAGCGCCCTGGGCCAGTTGCAGCGCCGCTTGGTACTGCATGATCCGCTGCGCCATCGTGGCAGCGTTGGGATCGCTGACGGGGATGACCTCCACGAGGTCATAGTCAGACTGCTTGACGCCTGGGTTGCCGCCCTCGGGGGTGTACGAGTAGAACTTGGGCGTGAAGTCCCGAATGATGGCCTTCAGGAGCTTGAACTCCATCCGCAGGCTGGCGTGTACACGTGCCTGCACCGCCGACATCGTCTTCAACTGCCGCTCAAGGATCGCCAGCGTGGTCCCCACGGGCGCCTGGGCGCTCATGTCTGAGACCTTCAGGTCTGCGATGGCAGCAAGCCGCCTGCCCTCCTCCGTGATGCGCTCCAGAAGCGCCGCAAGGACCTGTGAGGGCTCCTTGTACGGCAGGGGCATGATGTTGTCCCGCACCGAGCCGCTGGGAATGTCTACGTCTCTGAACTCACCCGGAGCGATGGGGGTGTCGTCGCCCTTGATACGCAGGCCTCTGGACTTCAAGCCACCGGGCAGGTTGCTCAGCGTGCCCGCATCGACCAGTTGGCGAATGATCGAGGTTCCTGCGCGGGCGTAGCCACCGATGAGGTGGATGTACCCAAGACCATAGGCGCCGAAGCCGGGGATGTACGTGTACTGGACGAAGTGCTGCCGCTTGAGTCGCTTCTTGTCGTCCTCGTTCCAGTTCCTGCGCACCGCCAGGACTTTGTTCGTCCCACGGTCAATCGTGATGACGTACGGCAGCGCAACGCCGTCCTCGTCTTCGCCCAGATCCCAGTCAGCGTGCACCTCGTAGAGGTGGTACCGGTCATCGTCGGTCAGCGAGTACCCCTGATCTTCCGCCTTTTTCTTCTCGATGTCGGAGTAAAACCGCGTGGGCTCACCCAAGTCAACGTCCAAATAGAACCCGGAGACTTGCAGTTTCTTGATCTCGTTCTTCGTCTTCCTCATGACATGCGTCACACGCTCCGCCGTGTACACGTTGGACGCACCGTAGGGAATGATCAGGTCTTCAGCCGGGACGAACGGAGCAGCGGGCATGTCCGTGCTCGGGTCCGGGTAGAGCTTCTTGAACGCAGCGCCGATGAGGCCAAGAGAGAACAGCAGCCGCTCATGCTCAGAGCGGTAGTCGATCATCTTCTCGGTGAGCCACAGGTTCATGTCATCCCGAACACGGTCTGCGGCCTCTTCCTTGTAGCGGTCGATGGCGCCCATGATCTGCGTCTTGACCGGACCCTGGGCAGGGAAGGTCTCCGTGATCATCTCGGACTGGAACCGCACTGCCGCCTCCGTCAGGAGGGGCGAGAACACCCCGCAGGCACCGGACCAGGGCTCCGTACGCTCTTCGTACTTCATCCCCAGGACTTCCAGCCCCTTGACGTACATCTCCACCCAGTCTTTGCGGGATGTGATGTCCGCGTCGATCAGGCTCATCAACTCGGAGCCGAGCGTCTCCAGCACATCCGGGTCGAGGGTCTCGGCTAGGTTGGCACCGAACTCATCGGCAGTTTCGCCCTCGGGCTCCAGCTCAATTTCCACACCGTCGATACCAACGGTAACCCCTTCGGGGTTTTCAATTTCGATTTCAATTGCCGGTTCCTCGGTGAGGAGCGCGGGGTCGAGAGGCGTGAGTGCAGGAGAAATTGCCATGTTGGTTCCTTAATAATACGCAGCCCGCCGCGCAGGGTAAAACTCTCGATCACGATAATCCGAAGGCAGGGTGATGAACCCGCCCTGACGGTATCGCGCAAGGCACATGGATAGGCAGTCCACGAGGTCGTCATGCGCTCCGTAGGGAAACGCAACCGACTGCTCGATAACCTCCTCTGCCCACCTGCGCCCCTCCGGGTACCAGACCATACCCGAACGGATAATATCTGAAACGGCGTTCAATCGGGCAACTTTGTCGCCTGTGCCACGGTTTGGTGTGAACTCCTGCACCGGGATACCCATCCTGCGCAGTTCTTGGTACAGCGGCGTGCCGCTGGACTTTTTCTCAACGATGAACGCGTCGGGTTCCCAATCCTTCCATTCTCGGATGGCAAGATCCTTCAATTCCGGAAACTCGACGCGCACATTTATGGCGTTCAGGAGGATGATGTGCTGCGCACCGTCTGTCAGGTGGTCGTCGCTGAACACGCCGAAGGTCAGCAGGGCTGTGAAGTCGGCACGGTTGTTCTTTTCCGCAGCGGCGTCCAGCGCCATGATGATGTACTCGCAGGAGGGCGGGTCGTCCTTTGTCCACGGCTTCCACCAGTCCCTCTGGATGATCGCACCCTGCTCCCCCGTGGGGTTCTGCATGTACTGGGCGTTCCATTGAAACGCAGGCATTGATGCCTTGGTCCGCTCCAGCGCCTCCAGATCGAACTTCTCGGGCCACAGAGCCTTCTCGATGACCTTTTCGCCCTCGTCGGTCTCGACGCGGGTGGTCATGATGGCCGGAAACTCAAAAACCTCGTATTGATCCGCCTTGGGATTATTGGCACCGTCCTTAATTAGGTGCCCGATGAGGTCAGACTCATGCCACCGGGTATGGACCACCGCGACGCGACCCCCTGACATCAGACGAGTACGCGCACCGAAGGCAAACCACTGGTAAGTTTTCTCTAATTCGTCGAAATTACCCGCCAAAAGGTCCTGTTCCGAGTGCGGATCATCAACTAAAAGCAGGTCAGCGCCCCGTCCAGCCAGCGCAGCGCCTACGCCGCATGCAAAATACTCTCCGCCGTGGTTTGTAGACCACCGACCGGCACTTTTTGAGTCCTGAGCAAGGGTAATTCCAGGGAAAATGGACGTATACCGGGGGTCTGCGATGATATTTCGCACTTTTCGACCAAAATCGACCGCCAAATCCCCCGTATGGGACACCATCAGCACCTTTTTGCCTGGGAATTTGCCCAGAAACCATGCCGGAAACAGCGTACTAACGAGGTGTGACTTGCCGTGGCGGGGCGGAATTGATACCGCGATGCGATCTTTCAGGCCGTAGGCGATCTGAGTAAGCAGTTCTGCCAGCCTTTTATGGTGCGGAGCCACGACATATGTCGGATCCATGTATTTGCAGAACTCAAGCAGGCTGTCTTGGCACAGTTTGGCCTGTTTCCGCCGTGCGAGTTCGTCGATGATGACCGCGATCTGAGTCTGTTCCTCAGGCGAGAACTGACTGATATTGGCAGCCAGGGCCTCAATCTCGGTCTCGGTGAGCGTCACCACGTTACAGGTCCGCCAACGCGACGCTTGGGCGCACGGGGGTCACGGCTTCGATGGGCGGCGCGATGACTTTTGCGTCTTCGGCGTCTTCGGTGTTCATCAGACGGCGCAGCTTCTCGCGCAGGGAGTTCTCAAGCTCGACCGTAGACCGGTTGTTCACCGTGATCTCAGTGCGCTCAGTGAACAGGCCCACATCGCTGATCTTCCCAAGCAGCTCCAGTGCACGCATCCTGATGCGCGGATCCGGGTTTTCGGACTCTAGGATGAGCTTGTTGGTGACGTAGTTGCGCAGTCGCTTGGAGTCCCGCACGACGGCCATGTCGTAGGCAGACAGCAGGTGGTCCACATAGAGGGCACCCTCGGGGGTGTTGATCGTCGCGTTCATTTCCCGTGCAGGCACCGAGGCTCCCTCTGACAGGCGGCGCAGGTTGCTCTGCGCAACCGCTTGGACAAACTCCATGTCGGCAGGGGGGTCTGAGTACCCCTCGGCGTTCAACAGGAGGGCGGCGGCGCACGCAGCACGTGCGCGCTCCCGGACAGCCGTGTAGGGCATGTCACCTGCCTTGGAGCTTTTGGTCGGCAGAGGTACGAACTCGTCAACGGGACATTCGATCATCTAACCCCCGAGGGTGCGCAGGGAGTGGCGGCGCATGGTAACCCTTAGTTGGTCCCGTTGCAAGTGGTGCTATTTTTGTTTTTGGGATTCTGGGACTCCTGACGGGGGGTGTTTCTATTTTGAGGGGGTGGGGGTGGGTTTGGGGGTTTTGTTTTTGTAGCCGGTTTATGTAGTCCGACGCTTTTTTGTGGTGGTTGTGGGTGGCGAATACAGCGCGAAGCGCCGCGCGGAGGACCCATTGCGCGCAGGGGGGCTCCGGGTACGGTGGGTCCGGGATATCCGCCGGATAAAACACGCGTTTCCCTATAGTGTAGGCGTGACAAACCTACATTCAATCAACCCTGACAAAAGGATGTCATCATGTCCACGAAGCAAACTGCAAAGATCGAAGCCCTTAAGACTGTCGTGTCGTGCGCGCGTAACTATGCATCGATGGGTGCGAGCCTGACGCATGCCGCGATGTCTGCCCTGCTGATCGGCTGCGACGCCGAAGATGTCATTGAGGCCGCGCGCGGCGGGTATGAAGAGGCCGGTGAGGTCCTGCCCTCCGCTTGGGCTTCTAACCTCCGCCGCGTGGCAGCGGCAGGGAAGCGGCACATCGAGGCCGTGCGCGACGCGGATCGGTCCCTGAACAATCGTCTCTTGGACGATGTCGGCGTGCCGAAGGCTGGCAAGGGCGGGCGCCCGAAGGGTAAGCCCGAGACGAAGGCCGCAGCGAAGGGCAAGCCCGACACCGCGAAGGCCGACGCACCTAGTGTGCCGAACGCCGATGCATCGTGGAAGCAATTCCTCGAGACCCTGCGGGCGCAGGCCCCGGGTCGTAAGGATTGGCAATCCGAAGATATCGTAGCGTTTCAAGAGTGCGCTACCCGCATGATCGCCCTGATCGCCCGCAACGCGAAGTAATCAACCCGCCCCCTTCGGGGGGCTTTTCTTTCGGAGGCTATATGGATTTTGATTTCATAATCGCGACGGTAGAAATTTTAGACCCCCTCACTATGTTCCCCATTGTGCGGGAATGGCAATGGCTAACGCCGGATGACTGCCTTAGACTGGCGGAAGAATACGGAGTAGACGAGATTATCGGCCACGTAGTCCACTGGCCGAAGTGACCGACGCCCCGCAGGGTTCGCGCCCTGCGGGGCTTTTTTGTGTCCCTACGGGACCGGGTGTCAAGAGTACGCGAGCGGCACGCCAGCACGCGAGACCCACCGCCAACAACGCCCGCTGCGCCTGCACGCGAGCCACGCACACTGCGCACACATCGCGCTGAGTTATCCAGCGGATAACCAACCCACGCGCTTCTCACAGAGTTATCCAACGGATAACTACGCCCCACGCCGACACCCGGTCCCGAGCAGGGGGCGAGGAAGGCAGCGGCCCGCCGTGGCCGGTTTGTTCCAAATGTTCCAAGTTCTTTTCTATGAAAACTATAAGTATACAGCTAGGGGTTTTCACTTCTCTTGTCCGGGAAGCGAATAAAGTATAGCTCTCATTCCGGTGGTGTGGCGGCTATGGTTTTTTTGGGCCTCGAACAAAAGAACCACGGAACAAACACGGCAAATCAACAACTTACGCGCGCCGACCCCGTTCCCCACCTGCCTCATTTTTGAGCAGTCGCTATATGTCTTTTTTCAGCGCACTATACAAGGCCTTCCTAAGGTGTGTTGTAAACACGCGTCACTTTACTATGCTAGCCCCCAAAGACTATACAGCCGTACTATACTAGGCCTTCCTAGGCAACCCCGGAGCCCTCTCCATGCAGCACCCCGACCCCACCCTCCTCGCACGCCGCGTCGCCCTCCGCGTCGCCCCCGACAAGCGCTTCCACGTCGTCTACCGGTCCAACCACCTCAACCCCCGTGCCTCCTGGGGCCTCACCGTGCCCACCCTGCACTCCACCTACACCGCCGACCTCTCCAACCCCGACGAGACCACCTACTCCAACCCGATCCTCATCTTCGACAACTACCACGTGCCTCTCATCTGCTACCTGCCCGCCTTGCAGGTCACCATCCAGCACCCCGACGACGCCGAGCCCCACACCATCAACCCCATCACCGGGCATCCCGGCATGCAGGTCACCGAGGTGCTGGAGATCGAGGCCATACGCTCCATGCAGGGACCGACCCGCGCGGGCAAAGGCGGCACTGCCTACCAAGACTCGCTCCTGCGTGACCGCAACAGGCTGATCGCGGACATGTTCACCAAGCGGTGTGCCAAGGGTCTCACCACGCATCAGGCAGTAGCTTCCATATGCAAGCGCATGCTCATTGGACCCAGCACCGTGACCGTTGCGATGGCAGAGGAGGGCTATACGTTCGACCCGCCGAAGGCGCGAAGTAAGCCCAAGTTCAGCACCTCGTATGACCACCACTACAAGAACACGCGGCTGAAGAAGATGGTGATGATGTTCCGCACCAACATCGGCCCGGTGCACAAAGTGGGTTCGTTTGAGATCAATGACCTGCTCACATCAGGCCCAGGCGGATACCCAACCCACTGCCCAGTGACGGGCGTAGAGCTAGATTGGGGCGTGGACTCGTCCATCCGGTCGGTCCGTATCATCAAGATCAATCCGACTGAGAAGGTCTCCGGTAAGAATGTGCTGATCGCATCACACATTGGCCGCTACCTGCTGAGCGACACTCGATCTCCTAAGAGCATCGCCTACATGCTGCGCAGCGTGCCTGATGCAGATGACATCCTGCGTAACACGAAGAACTGGATCGACCTGCATCCCGGTAACGAGATGGGTGCAACGACTGTGCGTTGCGTGGAACACGAACTGAGGAACGGCTCATGAACGCGTTGATTTGGTATCTGTCTGATGCCATACCGTATTACGCCGACGAAGGACCGAAGGATTACGAATGGTTCCCGTACGATGACAACTGTTACGATGATGAAGAGACCGTGTACCTCTACGGAGACGGCGTGGCTTTAGGTTACGGCAGCGGAAACGGATGGGGTGCTCGCGGTTACGGGGTCGAGTACTCAAACGATGCGTGGAGTGGCGAACGGGGCGACGGGTCCATGTTCGGTGACGGGAACGAAAGATACCCAGTGGTTTTTGAGGACTGAACACCACCTGAACACGACACCGAAACGCGACAAATAACCAACCGAAATGAAGTACCCAAACCCTTGACAAAACCCTTGACATAACCCCCCACTTGTGATACAATAATGATGTTGGGTGGGAAATCGCACAACAACGGGTTATCCACCGGATAACGCGGGTACCAGTTCTTTCACAATTCGCATCATGCGCCGACTAACATCGGCGGCAGGCTTTGCCTGCTAGTACACCCCGCCTCGTGCGGGGTCCCTGCGATCCTTGGCGGGTAAGAATCCCTGCGAGGATGATGTACGGCAACGTGCATCGAAAGGCCCTCAAGTAATCCCGTGAGGCAGGGACGGTGCCCTTAATCACCACAACTGCACGGGGGTGCATGGTAGGTTCGGAAATACTCGCCTGCCTAAACGCCCCCTGCTTAAAGGGTTTGATGGTTATCCCCTGGATAACACGCTGCGCGCTTTGCGTCCGCAGCCTGCCTAAATACAAACACCCCGAGCCCTTTAAGCAGCGTCGTGCTGCGAACACCGGAGAGTGAAATGAACATCATCACCAACAACCGCCCACGCCCGCTGGCGTGCCTCGTGGACCTGCCTGCCAAGGTGCAGGAGGACTTCGACTACCTCAACGACCCGCACGAGTACCGGCTGGTGCAGTACAAAAGCCACTGGTACGACGTTTACGACAGCCAGTCCATCACCCGCGAGTTGGGCTTCGACCAGTTCAAGGGCTGGCACGGCATCCAGTCAGACTCGTTTTTCTCCGGCATCCTGTTCCGCCTCGTCGGTGACGACGAGGTGATTGTGGGCCGCTACGCGGCCTGAGGAGTTGACATGATCAAGACCGAGACCTTCCTGCTGCCCATCCACTGGGCCCCGTACCTCATCAACGGTGACGCGTCGGGGTACACCGACGCAGAGATTGCCGAGATCGACGAGTGGGAGACTGCACATGCCCCGGGCCCGTGCATCGATGTGGAGGAGTACGCCGAGTTCTGCTGGCGCGGCGACGATGGCCTGATGGGGGCGGACCGTGCGACGTTCACGTTCCAAGTCATCACGCCGTGTTTCGCGGATGGTGAGCCCATCGCGTGGCACTGACCTGCCAAACACAGCCAACACCAGCAAAACTATAGGAGTGAGAAGCGATGAATAAATCCGAACTTGCAAAGGCCTTTGTCATGGGCCGTTCAGGCAGTTGCCACAATGCGCATACCGACGGGCAGACGTACACGCTGCACAAGTCCCCCATCGTGGTGAAGCATGGTACGCAGTACCAGTTCTACTGGCACAGGTATTACACGGTGACGACGGCATCGCATATGAATGAGGTGCTGCGTGCGCTCGGTGCGCCGTTCCGTGTGAGCTACGCACAAGCCCGCGACAGCGGGCAGGACTGCTTTGTGTGGGGGGTGTGATGCGCTGGCCTCGCCGTGGCTGCCCCGAACTGCATCAACGCGGCAAGTGGTGGCTCGTGCGGTGGTATGACCCTATCACTAAGCGTGCCCGTGCACTGCGTACTCGTAGCGAAACGTACGCTAAGATGGTGTATGAATTCATGAAGGGAACGAGATGAGGTGTGTTAACTGCAATGACGATATCGACCCGCGTCGGGTGGCCCTCGGTTACCGAGTGTGTCTTCTGTGCGGCGAGGAAGCTGCCCGCGAGGAAAGGACCCGGTGGTGCGTCCTCACGCCCCACAAGCAAGGTGCCATGTTCTTCACGAGCGAGTTCGCTCGTGAGGCGGCGAAAGGTATTGGAAACAAGGGCGGTTTGCACCGCTGAGAGGACATTATGAAACTCAACATCGAAGTTACCGACCTGTTCGGACACGAGCCGAACTATTCGTGGGTGCGTCGCCACGAACTGGAGGTGCCCGAATGCATGTCCAACTACAGCATCGTGCGTCGTGTCAAAGCCCTCATTGGGTGGAACGGTAGGAGGTGTGTCACCACCGATCATGGTGACATGATAGAATTACGTCCTTACGGGGCGTGCCTTGTGTGTTTCGTAACGTTCAATTAACAGCGGTTATCCACCGGATAACCATAACTGCCCCGGCGACGGGGCCTAGGAGTTCCCATGAGCATCACATCCATCACCGCCGCTGCCATGCTGGGCAGCATCAATATCTCCGTGTGGGAAGCACGAAAGCAAGACCGCAAGACTGCCGAGGAGGTGGCCGTCTCCAAGGGTGCACGGTCTAAGCGCGCCGCCACGGTGCATAAGCATTTGTTTTCGGAATGTCCGGCCCTTGAAGCCATAAAGTCCCTGCGCGGCGAGGTGCGGCAGTGGTTCAACACCGTGACCCCACCCTGGGATGACAACGGTTGGCGCATCGTGACCGTAGCCCAGTACCTCGACATCACGGCGCAGGCTTCCAAGTACGAGCAGCGGTTCAACGCACTGGTGCGGACGTTCCTCGCGACATACTCAACGGAAATCTCGAAGCAGGCCTTCGAGATGGGCGCGCTGTTCGACCGCAGCGAGTACCCGCACGAGGACGAGGTGGCTGCCAAGTTCCGCTTCTCGTACGCAATCCAGCCCCTGCCTGCGTCGGGTGACTTCCGCGTGGATATCGGCAACGAGGCGAAGAACCAACTGATCGAGCAGTATGAGCGGCAGATCACGGAACGGGTGTCACGCGCTGTGGCTGACGCGTGGGAGCGGGTCAAAACGCAGGTGGAGTGGGTGCGTGAGCGCATGGATGCTGTGCTGGCGTACGACCCCGATGCCGTGGAGGAGGTCAAGACCACGGACGACGACGGTGCCGTCGTGTCGGTCGAGATCAAGAAAAAGCGCCGCCCCAAGCTGTACGACAGCATGCTGGAGCAGGGCCTTGCCCTGACTGACCTGCTCAAGGACCTGAACGTGACCAACGACCCGCGCCTGGAGGAAGCGCGGCGTGATTTGGAGGCGGCACTGAGCCGCGTCGACATTGACTCCCTGAGGGAGTCCCCCGAACTGCAACGCAGCACGCAGGCTGCTATGCAGGATATTCTCGACAAGTTTGCGCTGTAATCAACCCGGGGCTTCGGCCCCATCACTAGGAGAGAGAAATGTTTGACATCAACACCGCTATCAACACCGCTATCGCCACGGCAGTTGCCGAGGCTACCCGTCCGCTTCTGGAACGCATCGCCGTGCTGGAGGAGACGGTGGACATCAACAATGCCAGTATCGCCACGCTGAATAACCGGCTGAACGAGGCTGCACCTGCCGTTCAAGTCGACGAGGCCAAGATGGTCGAGGCACTGAACTCTCAGGAATGGTTCTGGGAAAAGCTGTCCCGGTTCGTCACCGACAACAGCAGCATCACCGTCGAGGACTTGCACATGGTGCAGCGCCGCGTCACCGCACTGGAGGGCAGCATCACCGTCGAGGACTTGCACATGGTGCAGCGCCGCGTCACCGCACTGGAGGACGCACGCTACCAGGGTGCGCTGAGCCGCAGCGATGTGGAGGCGTTGATCGAAGCGGCAATCAACGACCACTGCGAGACCTACGACCACGACCAGTACGACGAGGTCTATAACGAGTGGGGCGGCGAGAGCCCGGACGAGTTCGTCAGGGACGATGACCTGCGTGGCACGGTCGAGGAAGTCATGAACAGCGCTTCGTTTGAAGTGACTGTGCGCCTGTAAACAACGCCCCTTCGGGGGCTTAGGAGAACCAAATGAAAGATCTTGGAATTCAGCTTGCCATCGTGGACAATGGCTTCGTTTACGTCGGCAATATCATCTTCGACGGTGACTATTACGCCGTGACTAACGGGTACAATGTCCGCAAGAGTGGCACCACGAAGGGCTTCGGACAACTGGCCTTTGAAGGTCCGCTCGGTGAGACCGCACTCGACCCGGTGCCTACGGTGCTCGTGCCTAAGGCACGGCTGTGCCACTTCATCGAGTGCAATGATGTGTGGAAGAAGCACATTAAGTAACCCACCGCGATACCAACCACTAGGAGTGAACAATGAACCTCAAGCTCAACATCAATCAGATCTTCAAGCTCATCAGCATCAACGGTGCCGATAAGACGTACATCATCGAGGGTCCGATGGGCTCCGGTAAGTCGAGCATCGTGAAGATGTTCAACACCACGAAGTACAACGTGGTGACTGTGGACTGCACGCAGTGGGATGTGGGCGATGTCCAGATCCCGAGCATCGACAAGGAGCGCCGGGTCATCGAGTTCCTGCCCAACGTGTTGCTCGTGGGTGACTACAGCAAGCCGATGGTGGTGCTGCTCGACGAGATCGGCAAAGCCTCCCGCCCTGTGCAGAATGCGCTGCTGCCGGTGATGCTGGAGCGTCGTGTCGGTGCGGTGCCGCTGCCCGAGGGCAGCATCGTGTTCGGTGCGACCAACCTCGGTGCCGAGGGTGTGGGTGATCTCTTCCAAGCCCATGCCTGTAACCGTGTCTCATTCATCGAGATGCGCAACCCGACCGCAGACGAGTGGGTGGAGTGGGGTCTCGCCAACGGCGTGAACGAAGCCATGCTGGCCTGGGCCAAGGAGGAGCAGGGCCGACTCTTCGGCACGTTCAAAGACCACCAGAACCCTGCCGACTTCCCGTACGGTTTCCACCCCAAGGAGAAGCGCCGCTCGTTCTGCACGCCCCGCTCGCTGTATCTCGCCAGCATCGAACTGCGTGAGGATCGCCGTGCGGCTGTGGGTGATGCCGACATCACCCTGGCTGCCATCGCTGGCAACATCGGCCCCCGGGCTGCGTTCGACCTGATGGCCTTCGTGGAACTGGCCGACAAGCTGCCTGCCTGGGCGACGATCATCAACGCCCCGGACAAGGCCAAGGTGCCCGACAACGCTGCGGCCATGATGATGACGGTCTATCGTGCAGTGATGCGTACCGATAGGGATACGCTCGACGCTGTGATGGTCTACATCAAACGCCTGCCGGTCGAGATGCAGTGTGTCTTCGCCACGCAGTTGCTCCGTGCCCGCAAGCAGTGGGCTGCGCTGAACGCAGAGTTCACGGATTGGATCCGCGCCAATCACTGGGTGATGAAGTGATCCTCATTTGGTACCTAGCTGACGCTGCGATGCATGGCAACGGCAACGGCGACGGCGACGGCTACGGCAGAAAAGCTAAACTTTTCTAGGAGGTACGAATGATCTTCATCTGGTACCTAGCGGATGCCGTCATGCATGGCACCGGCACTTGCGTAGACCCCGCTCTTGCGCAGGTGTTGTCCGAAGGTAAGGACTTCTTCGGCGACGGGCGCGACTACGGTCACGGTAACGGCGATGTCAGTGGCGCGGGTGAAACGTTTGCCAGTGGGTACTCCCTGGCCAGAAGTGGAGAGTGCTACGGCTACGGACCTTCTTACGACAACGGCAAGTCTTTCCCATTCACATTTTAGGAGAATCACATGTCCCCTGAAGATCGACTCTTGCGGACCCGGGTTGCAGTTATGCGCGACCCTCGGTTCCTGGCCCTGGCGGGCCTCATGATGATGGGCGAGTGCAAGCTCGTGGATGACCTACCCACTGCTGCGACAAACGGCAGGGATGTGCTCATCGGCAGGCAGTTCATCGATACGCTGGATGATCAGACACTACGTTTTGTGATACTCCATGAGTATTACCACGTGCTGTTCATGCACATGGTGACTTGGAAGCACCTGTTCGACGAGGACCCGCAGCTTGCGAACATGGCCTGCGATGCGGTGATCAACATCATGCTGGACAAGCAGGCCGGTGCGAAAGCTGATGAGTTCCTCACGGTGTGGCCCCATGCCATCCTCGACTACCAGTACGATGGGCTGGATGCAGGTGAGGTGTACCGGCGACTCAAGGCCCAGGCCAAGCAACAGCAGCGTAGTGCAAGCGGCGGCAAGGCCCAGCAGATGGACGAGCACCGGCCCGCATCAGGCGGTGCCAAGGATGGCGAGGTAGGCGAAGCCCTGAGCGAGGCGCAGGCTGCCCAGGTGGCGAAGGCGGTGGACACCGCTGTGCGTCAGGCAGCGATCATCGCTGGCAAGACCGGTGCGTCTCTCGACCGCAGCGTGAAAGATCTGCTGGCGGTGACCGTCGACTGGCGCGAGATGCTCAGAGACTTCCTGCGTTCGACCTGCACGGGCACTGACCTGTCCACGTGGCGCCGCCCGTCGCGTCGCGGCATGGCGATGGATGCCACCCTGCCATCGAGGTACTCTGAGTCTGCCAAGCGTGTGACCATCGGCGTGGATACCTCGGGCTCCATCGGTGCCGAGCAGCTTCGTCGTGCACTGACCGAGATCATGGCTGCGTGTGAGACCGTCAAGCCTGAGATGGTCGACGTCATCTACTGGGATGCGCAGGTGGCAGGGCACGAGGTCTACGAGGGCGACGCAGTCACCACGCTGGCCGAGGTGACCAAGCCCAAGGGCGGGGGCGGCACCGACCCGGTCAGCATGCAGCGGTATATGGACGCGCATGGCATCAAGCCCGACTGCATCATTCAGTTCACCGATGGCTACATCGGCAGGGATTGGGGCACGTGGCCTGCGCCCGTGCTGTGGTGCGTGAGTACCAAGAACATCACCGCGCCGAGCGGTACCACGCTCTATGTCCCCGCCTAAAAACGGGAACGGGTGTCAACTCAATATCAACTCCGGCGCTGCCGCGCCGATTCGGGAGTTCCTATGGCAACGAAACAGCAATTCGACTATGTCCTGCTAACTATCGGGTATTACAAATACGCGATACCCAAGGAGGCAGCGTTCAAGTTCCTCGACCTGTGTTCAGGCGCTGACATGTATCAGTGGGACCACACGTGGGATGGGAGCGAGCAGGTCCATGAAGCCCGTCCGCTGACCCCGAGCGAGATGCCCACCGTCTCGCTGATCGGCCCGGTGCAGTTCCATCAGGCGTTGGAGAACTACAAGGCTCGGCAGGAGCGAGAAAGGCAGAAGAAGGCCAAAGAAAATGATCCTGCCTGACACACGTGTAATGGAAACTACCTACCGGCTTGTCCCGCTTGAGGACAGTCTCGGTCTGTACCGCGTCGCGGTGTACCCGCGTGGCCCTGCACCGATACAGGAGGCAACGTATCGCTTCGACATGCTCCCTGCGTGGATGCAGGACGGCATCAGGATGCTCGACACAGCCGGTGCTGGGTACAAGGTGCCGAGCGTGGGCATGAAGATCGGTACAAATTATTGGTTTGAGGCTGTTGACAGATGGCCTACATCCGACGACACTATCGGCCTCGCTGCGCGGTGCAGCGATGCATAACCCTCTCAGGAGTAATGATGGATTTCAAGATCGAAGCTGGCGTTCCGTTTACATCTAACCGTGGCGGTCGTGGGCGTAAGCCCACCGCGTTCCCGCTGCACGAGATGCGTGTGGGGGATTCGTTCCTTATCCCGTGCGATACCAAGGACAAGAAGGCTGTCGAGTCGTGGCGGCGCAAGCTGCTGGTCGCCAAGAAGCGCATGGAAGGTGGACAGTGGTCTACGGCTACGGTGTCTGACGGTATCCGCGTGTGGCGCACTGAGTAAGCCCAAACAAACGTCACTCAACGCTCTGCCTCGGCAGGGCGTTTTTGTTGGCGAGCCGAAAGGCGAGTCATCCGCCCGTAGGGCGGTATTACGTCCAAGGAGTTGAAGTGGAAACTAAAAGAGTTCGTCAAGCCATCCGCCTATGGAAAACCCCAGATGTGCCCCGGCATGTCTGGCGGCACAATGTCCGCGCATGGTTGCGCATGATTGGTCTGCTGGGGGACAAGTGGCTATTCGCAAAGCCCATCACCCGCAAGGGGTGAAGGAACAGTCATCACCCATCCTCCGAGCCATCGAGAAGGGCGTCTGGCCCTTCCTCCTGCACGTGCAGGATGGCCGGTGGTACCTCAACAAGGCCAAGAAGCGCAGTCGCGCTGAGGAACTCAACCAGCAAGCAAACCAACTAGGAGAAGCGAAATGGTAGACAAAGACGAAGCCCTATTCCTTGCGGATGAACTTGAAGCACCGCTTGGTACGGTGATCAGCAGCGAGGTGGACCGCAGGGCGGTAGCAGAACTGCGACGGTTGCACAGAGTCAATGCCGAACTGCTGGAGGCGTTGCGCTGGATCGAGCGCCGCTGCCCTGCCCAACTTCTTCAGCAAGAGCTGCACAGAATCCACATGGAAGCAGCGCATGACGCTGGTGCTTGTGCCCGCGCCGCCATCACCAAAGCCGCAGGAGAACAGACATGAAGCACGAACAGGACGAACAACCAGACCCCGCCGAGTCGGCCACCGAGGTGGGGCATAAGCCTGACGAGGAAGAACTCGATGACTTGTCGTGGGCCATCGTGAAGTTGGCCGGTGCGTTGATGCTGGTCGGTATCGCCGTGGGCGTGATGTGGGGGAAGTGATGGGAAATTTGAAACTCATCCGCCCCGCGTACCGCAGGAAGGTGAATGCCGGGACTTTTGCGCGGCTTGTTTCCCACCTGATGCTTGGCGCGTCAGTTGCCGACCTCGTAGAGGAGACCGGCCTGACCAAGGCAACGGTGCGCAAATACATCAACGCGTTGTACAACCACGGTGTGGTGAGGATTTCATCCTGGGAGCGCACGACGATGAACCGTCCCGTGATTGCGGTGTACAAGGTCGGTCAAGAGACCGACGTCAAGCAGCCGCGCATGACGCCGACCGAGAGGAAGGCGAAGTACCGGGCTAAGAAGCGCCGGGAGAAGGAAGCTCTGCTGGAGCAGGCGTGGAGGGAGGCGGCATGATAAATGACCCCTTCGGTCCAGTGCCCCTCAAGCGCGAGGGCGCTATTGCAGACCCAGATTCGTTTACATGGGAGTGCGATCTCAGCCTGTGTGAGAAGTGTAGACAGCATTATTTAAGCTGGAAGCAGCAGTATCTTGAGCAAGAGGGTAAGTGGAAACAGCAATGCCTTGAACGGAAAGCCGGGGGTACGTCATGAGCGAAGCCGCCCTCCTCTTCGGTGTTTACGTGTCCGGCGTTTTGGTCGGCATCGGCATGACGCTGATGTTTAAGTGGCACAACCGACGCGCAATCCAGAAGGCCACCGCGCAGGAATGCGCAGACATTCTGCGGTGCTACGTGCCCGTGTTCATGTTCAAGGACCACGGCAAGTTTCAAGGTGCCCATCCGATTGATGTGCTCAAAGAAAGGTTTGGTGTGAGATGACTGACCTAAGAGCGGCAGCAGAACAAGCCCGCACCGCCCTGAACTGGGCAGCGGATCACATCCCTCCGCAAGGGGACCATTGCCAGTGTCCGGTGTGCTTGGCGTTGGATGCGTTGGAGGAAGCGTTGAAACAGCCCATACCGGACTACGAACGCGGGTTTATCGATGGCATGAGTGAGCAAGCCAGACGCAGCGTGGACAGGGCGGTGCATGCGATGGCGAAGGAACCTCAACGCACATCCCTCGGCCTTACAGAAATCATGAAGCTGATGGACAAAGTACCGAAAGGTACGTTCTACGGCATGGTTCCTGGTGATGCCATGCGTATCTGGCTGTTAGCCGCACTTGAGACGGAAAAGGCGCATGGGATCAAGGGAGTGAAGGAATGACCACACTACGTGAAGCAGCGCAGCATGTGGCTGCCGAACTGCGTGCCGACATCAACTACACAAGTATGGGCACGCCGCAATCGATGCGGGATGAATGGATGGCAGAGATGGCCGAGATGCTGGAGAAGGCAGCGGAGCCTCTTACTTTGGACAAGTTGTCCAACGCCCTCGTGATGTCCCGTCTTATCGACAAGGACGCCATTGAGAACCCCGAGGAGTACGACGACGGCGTGACGCTGGAGCAGGTACGGGCTGTTTATAGGGGGCTGGTATGAGTGACCTGAGGAAAGCCGCCCAGCAGGCGCTGGAGGCGTTGGAGGGAGACTGCATTCCTTGGTCTGGAGGCCTACTGCAAGGATACGGAATCATTTGGAACTTTGGTGCCCCAAAGAAAAGAAAGAAGGCCCACGTTGCCGCATGGGAATCTATCAATGGACCAGTTCCAGATGGATATGTTTTGGACCATCTATGCCGCCGAAGCTGCGTGAACACAAAACATCTTGAACTTGTGACTGCCGCAGAAAACACATTGCGCGGCTTTGGGCCCACGGCGATCAACGCCAGGAAGACGCACTGCGTCCACGGCCATGAACTCTCTGGCAAGAATTTACTGATTGATTACCGAGGCCGAAGGAAGTGCAAAACATGCCAAGCGGCCCACGAAAAGGCATACAAAGACAGGCAAAAGATGGAGCAAAGCAATGAACAATGCGGAACTTGAAAAGGCACTGAAGCGGGCTTTTGGTCTTGGGCAAACTTACTGGCAGCAATCCGACAGCGAGTCATATGCACAAAACCGAAAGTCAGATGAAACGCTTCAGAAGTTCAGAGATTTGACGGCCTCAACCTTAGCCGCGCTGGAGCAGCAGGAGCCGGGCGTATGCGCCCGGTGTGGCGGGTTGGTCTATGACCCGGTGCTGGCGCAGGAGGAGCAGGAGCCGGTGGCGTGGATTCAGCCCGACCACCTCCAGAAAGCGCGGCAAGCGCCGTTCCTGTGCCGAGTCGAGCCGACGAAGCGGTTGGCGGACTTCGTGCCCCTCTACACCCACCCACCCCGCCGCGAGACGGAGCAGGAGACCATCACCCCCGCCGAACTCAGCGCAGCCCTCGGCTGGCCTGGGGGCATCAGCACTCCGGTGCTGGACAAGGGGGAACTGCTGCGGATGGTGGCCGCCCACCCACCCCGCCGCGAGTGGCAGTCGCTGACGGATGAGGAGATGCTCCAGTGCCTGAAGTGGAATGAAGCGCTTGAACTGTTCAATGAGCATCGCGTGCCTGCTGAACTGATCGAGGAGGGAAAGCAGGAAGGCCTTGGAAAAGGCCGCGCCATCGAGCAGGCTTGTAAGGAGCGAAACACATGATCCCCGCCGATTGCATGGCGTACACAGAGGTATTTCAAACGCTGAAGCTGGAGGTGGGCCTCACGGCGGTCTTCGGCATTCTGCTTGGCATGGTTATCGGGAGGAAGTCATGAGTGAAGAAGACCTCGATTTGACGCATGAGGTAAAAGAGCGAATCAGCGCGGCGGTGACTGAACTCGTAAACAAAATGACTGCGCAGTTGCCAGAGCACATTGACGAGCTTGTCAGAACGCAACTCACCGAATCGTACAGATTCTGGAGATAGAAAGCATGAGTGAAGAAAAAGCACTGGCCCTGCGGCTGGCTGATGCGTTAGTAGCGGATCGTTGGCACCCGAGATACAGAGAACACGCCGCAGCCGAACTGCGCCGCCTGCACGACCTAGTCGCCGCCTGCGAACCGTACCTGAAGGAAGGCGAGACGCCCGCCGAGCGCATCAAGCGTGAACGCGGGGACACGGAAGCTGTGTGTCGGATGTACGTCAAGCAGCGGGAGAGGAATGTCGAGCTGCTGGAGGCGTTGCGCGTGTTTGTGTCGTGCTCGCTTCCCGTTTCAACGGAGATTGATGATCGTGGAC